CCTTGACTCTGGCATTGAGTATGAATGTGCTCCCGAAGTCAAGGTAGAAATCGAAAAAATGCGCAAAGACAGCGCAGAAGCTAAGAAAGCAATGGACACGATGCAGGCTAAATTCGATGCTCTCGAAGCTGACCTGAAGAAAGAGCAGGAAGGTCGCAAAGCTGATGCTGAAGCTCACAAAGCAAACTTTGATGAAGCAGTCAAGGCACGAGTTGAATTGCTCAAGGTTGCCGAGGCTCACAAGGTTGAGAACGCTGATAGCATGAGCGACACCGAAATCAAGACCGCAGTAATCAAGGCGGTTCGTGGTGACTCCATCAATCTTGATGGCAAATCCGCTGACTACATCGAAGCCGCTTTCGACATGGCAAAGGCTGATGTAAAACAGCACGAGGATGGCATGGCAGAACAGCGCAAGGCTACTCAGAGCCACAACGATGAAGCCAACAATGATGAAGAAGATTCTCCCGAAGCAGCTTATCAGAAGCTGATTGCGGCAGAACGTGAGATGTATACGAAAGGTCGTGAATGATTATGGCACAGGTAAAACCGTTTGAATGGTATCAGCTTGGCGCTCCTGTAGCGATTCCTGGCATGAAAGCAGATAGCACGCTGGATGTGGTGGATTCCTTCACCGCTGAAACGGCGCTGAACCCCGGCAATGCAGTATTCCGTGGCACGAATGATGGGCAGATTAAGCCTGTTGCCGCCGCCGCTGACATTAGCAAGGTTATCGGCATCGCAGTGCACACGCATAAGAACTATGAAGGCTCGGGCGCATACTACGAAGAAGATTACTGCGTTCCTGTCATGACCTTCGGCGATGTCTATGTAGAGGTCGCTGGCACGGTAACGGCTGGCGGCGTGGTCGCTATGGGTGTCACTGATGACGGTGCAGGTTTCTACGCACACGGCGCAACGGTAGGTGAAGGTACTGCCACCGATGTAACCGGCATGACCTATCTTGCCAGCGGCGTTGCTGGTGACATTGTTCCGGTTCGTATTCGTCTTTGATAAAGGAGTGATAATAAATGGGTATGCACAATAAAAATGGCCGCTATGATGCAGGTGAAGCGGCTTATATCAAAAGCGTAGCTCAGCGCAATGACGATGCTTTCTCTTTCTTCCTTGCTCGTGAGCTGACTTATATCCGCACGCAGGTGCTGCAGGTTGCCAAGGCGCCGATGAACGCCTTCCGCATTTTCCCTGTACAGACTGAGATTCCCGCTGGCGCACAGGTAGCTATGCAGAGAATTTACGACCAGACGGGCATTGCAAAGGTTATCTCCAACTACGCTGATGACCTGCCGCGTGCTGATGCAGTCGGTACGGAAACGCCTGTGAAGGTTATGACTCTCGGCGATTCCTACGGCTACAATGTTGTTGAAATCGAGAATGCTCAGTTTGCTGGCGTAAACCTCGAAATGTACAAAGCACAGGCCGCACGCCGTGCAGTTGACTACAAAATCAACCAGCTCGCATGGTTTGGCGATGCCGATGCAGGTGTAACGGGCTTTATCAATAACCCGAACCTCACGAGCGTTACCCTTGCGGCTGATGGCACTGGCTCTAGCACGAAATTCGTGGACAAAACGCCGGATCAGATTATCCGTGATGTAACGGCTCTCATTTCCGCTATCAACGTGGCAACGAATAACGTTGAGAATCCGAACATGGTTCTGTTCCCGACAGAGGCTTTCGACCACATCGTTATGACTCCGCGTTCTCAGTATAGCGACCTCACTATCCTCGAGTTCCTGCGCCGTAGCCATCCTGATGTACGCTTCGAGAAGGTAGGCGAGCTTGATGGTGCTGGCACCGCAGGCGCAGACCTCATGATTGCAGGCCGTTTTGATCCCGATGTTATCCGCCTCGAAATCCCTGAGCGTTTCCGCCAGCTCCCTGTTGAGAAACGCAATCTCGAATACGTTGTAGACTGCATTTGCCGCTTTGTTGGTGTAACGATTATGCGCCCGCTTGCTTTCTCCAAAGCATCCGGTTGCTGATGATGGAGGGCGGATATTATGGCAATTCTGATGAATAATACCGCCCACCTTATCATTGTCGGTGGGAAAAGATTTATCCCACGCAGACCGATGGATAATGTTGACATTGAGAAAATCAAAAAGCAGTATCCCGAGGTCGATTCGATGATTAAGGCAGGGCAGATGGTTGTACAGACCAAAGCACAGGCGAAAGTCATTGAAGCCAAAGAAGAAGCTGCGGAAGTTGAGGAGCTGAAAGCATATGCCAAGGCTCACGGCATCAAAACAGGCAGGGCAAACACCAAAGAAAGCCTGATGAAAGCTATCAAAAAGGCAGAAACCGAGGCGCTTGAAAAGAAGGTGTGACCTATGTATAGCACACAAGAATTGATTGCGGTTTTTCGTCTCACGATTCCAGCTATGGCTGATGTGTCAGATGCAGAGTTAATCAGCGATATTGAGATTTACAAAGAATATGTAAGCGAAAAGCGTTTTGGGAAGTTATATCCCAAGGCGCTTTCTTACTTTATCGCCCATATGCGGACTTTGAACGACATGATTACAGCGGCGGTTGAGTCGGGCAGTAATGCAGGTGACCCAACATTTACCGCTGGTGCGCTCATCCGTGAAAAAGAAGGCGATTTAGAGCGTGGCTATGCTAGTTCTTCCAATTCTGCTGGTGATACTGAAACAGAGGCACTTCTGAAAAAGACCATTTACGGACAACAGTTTTTGATGCTTCGGGCGATGGTCATTGTTCCGGTTACTATCCGTCAAGGTGGTGGCTGCTATGGCTGGCGTTATTGATAGGGATTTGGGCTGGAATAAGATTATCCGAGACCTGCAGGAGCTGGATGGCACGGAAATATCGGCTGGCGTTCTCAAAAATGCTGGCTCAGATAGCCGTGGTACGCCTTATGCTGACATTGCTATCTACAATGAGTACGGCACACGGCGTATTCCAGCACGTCCTGCGGTTCGCATTGCCAGTGATGAGCACAAGGGCGAATGGCAGGATGTCGTTGCCCAGGGCATTGATGCGACCATTGCAGGGCGTGGCAACAGGCAGGCTCTTTGCGATAAAGTCGGCAAGAAGATGGTCAAGGATATTCAGTCAATCTTCGGTGACAAGAGCAAGCTGAAAGGCAATGCTCCGGCAACAATCAAGAAAAAAGGCCGTGATGATCCATTAATTGACACCGGAAAATTGCGCAGCGTGGTCAATTATCGAGTGGAGGAATGATTATGAGCTTCAGAAAGAAAATAACCGTCCTTCGCACGATTGGCGGGTACTTTGACAACGATGGTATGTGGAACGATGGCACGAGCGAGGAAATCACAATCTTTGCTAGTGTTCAGCCTCTAAACTACGATGAAAAAGCGCAGTATTCCACGTTAGCACCCGAAGGAGCAACAGAATATAGGGCAGTAAAGCTCTATAGCAATGTTGCGCTGAATCCAGCAAAGCAGGAGCTGGATGGTTCGACCATGCAGGAGGCTGATGTAGTCTTGTGGCGTGGGCGGCAGTACAAAGTGGTTCTTTGTGAGGAATGGCAGAGCGATGTAATCAACCACTTCCACATGGTAGCGTGGGAGATTGAGCCAAAGGAGGTGGAGTCTGATGAGAACAACGATACGGAAGTTTCTCCATGACAAGATAGCCGAGCTATTAGGCATGGCTGGTAGCTCCGTAGTTTGGGCAAATCAGACCGCCCCAAAGAACATCACACCGCTGGTAACGCTTCGGCTTTACTCAGAGCAGGCTGAAGCTATGGCAGATATTCTCAAGACAAATACGGCTGGCGTTTACGATTTACGCACGCCTACCGCATTTGTCTTGGAAGTACAATATTACGGCAAGAAAGGCACGTTTGCCGCCGATGTGGTTAGCGACTTGGTTAGGCAGTTTGACCGCCCAACAGTCGTTGATTCATTCATGGGCGCTGGCGTGGCTTTTTTATATGCCGATGCAGTGCAGGATTTGACAGGCTTACTTGGCAACGACCAACAGTATGAGCCGAGGGCGGCAGTCGATTTGCATTGCAGATATACCGCACAGGTATTTGATGATGTCGGAGTAATCGAAGATGTGGAAATCCACGGCGAGACTCCGCAAGATATGGATTGGACAGTTGAAAGTTAACAAAAGGAGTGAAAAAAACATGGCAAATCTCGATAGGATTGTGAACTGTCAGATTTCTTTGAACACCACAGGAGTCAGTACCGAAGGATTTTCCACGTTGCTGTGCGTTGGTGCTCATGCACACACTTTGCCTCGTGTCAGCACGTACACGAGTGCAAGCGATATGATCGCAGACGGTTTCAGCGATACGGATCCGCTTTATCTCATGGTAGCTGATGCGTTTAGTCAGACTCCGCGCCCTGCACAGGTAAAAGTAGGCCGCAGACAGGCAAGCGCAGTCGATGTAACGGTTGCAAACGTGACCAGCGCAGGTACTTACACCATCAAAGTAAATAGCCTTGATGCTAATAGCGAGGTTGTTACTCAGACTTATACCTACACGAATAGCGGCGGCACGGCTTCGGCTATTGCTACGGCTTTGCAGAATCTGATTGCCAACGATTCCAGCGCAGTAGTTACGGCAACAGTATCCGATGAGGTTATCACGATTACGGGTAGCACGGATGATGCTTTCTCGATTGAGTTATCCAGCAACATGACTCAGGCAGTTAAGACCGTAACCGAAACGCTCACGCAGACCATGACCGCAATTGTCGGCTACGACAATGATTGGTACGGTTGGGCGCTGGCATCTCGCACGAGCGCGGATATTATCGCCGCAGCTAATTGGACGGAAACTGTACGCAAACTGTTTGGTACGGCGATTGCCGAAGCTGGCGCATATAACCCCGACTCCATCACGGACACGGGCTATCTGCTCTACAATGGCAACTATTACCGCACGTTCTGGTTCTACCACAAAGATGCGGCTACGGACTTCCCCGAAACGGCTGTCTTTGCGCGGTGCTTTACAATCGAACCAGGCGGCGAAACTTGGGCAAACAAGAAGC